GCAACGCGTTTTTGAGGGCGTCGGTTAACACCTGGACAGCAACAATGCACGGCTGGCTAGAACCGGGCGTATTTGAAGCGTTACAAAGTGACGACCCAATACCCCCAGGCGGGATACTTGCTATCGAGGTAGACACCGACGGCGCGCTATACGTTGGCGTACGGGCTATACAGGTAGGACTAAAAACGGCTATTACTGTTGCGTTTGTTGCGGGCACACTTGCCGAAATGTGGCGCCTAGTTGAAAACGAAATAGCGGCAGGCCCAACGCTACGCCTAGCAATTACGCCAGGGCTTGAAATACATTTACCGCCAAATATGGAACGTCGTAAAACTATTGTTGGCTACCGCGAATTATTGAAATGGACTAGCCCGGTTAGAAATATGATTTTAGAAAACCGTATATACCACCACGGCGAAAACCAGTTAATAGAACACTGCGCGCGCGCGGTACTCATAAAACACCAAGGCAGCGTAGCCCTATCGTCGACCCGTAGCCCTGGGCCTATCACACTTGCCAGGTGCATGGTATGGGCTGCAGCGTTGGCGTCAAAACCGCAGCTAGTCGGCAAACCGCTAGTAGTTACGCTAAACCGCTAATGTTGTAGTGGCACTATCCGCGACGGCTTACCTTTTCGTCGGGAAAAGAATAGACCGCTTCACCGTGGGTAGTGCCACCAAACTTTTAACAGATATGGCAGACTAAACGCATGGCGTTATTTAACAAGGTCAACAAGGCCGCTATAGGTACTACCGTTAAAGCGGCGGCTAGTGGTTCAAATGTTGGCGCGTCACAACTCGATAACTTTTATGCGTTTACCCAGGGCGCAACCCGCCAACGTGCTATGGCCGTACCTGCCATTACTAGGGCGCGCGATTTGCTTGCGTCAGTTATTGGCTGTACGCCGTTGTCAATGTATAACGAAATGTGGAACCCTGTAACGCGCGAACTTGAACAAATTCAAATTGCCCCGCGCGCTTGGACACGTCAATTAGACCCGTCGTTACCAAATAGCACAACGCTTGCATGGTTATTTGACGATTTATTTTTCACCCAGCGGGCGTTCCTTTACATTACCGAAAGGTCTAGCGACGGCTACCCAAAAGCGTTTCAACGTATGCCTAGCGCTATGGTTTTAACACAAGACCAAGCAGGCCCCGTATTTTTTGCGCCGTCTAAACAAATAACGTTTAGCGGTTTACCCATTGACCACCGCGACGTAGTGCAATTTATTAGCCCAATACAAGGTTTACTATTTACTAGCCCTAACGCCGTTTTGACGTCGCTTAAACTTGAACAAGCCCGGCTACGCAATTCTAGTAGTTTGCTACCTACGGGAGTATTGCGCCAAGTTGCGGGCGAGCCGCTTAGCGCCGAGGAATTACAGCAGTTGGGGCAGTCGTTTGAAACCGCGCGCCTTACAAATTCTGTAGCCGTGTTAAACGAATTTGTTACGTACACAGAAACAAACAGCGACGCAAGTAAACAAATGTTAGTTGCAGCTAGTGAGTACCAAGCGCTAGAAATTGCGCGCCTAGCAAACTGCCCGCCGTATCTGTTAGGGGTTGCGACTGGTTCTTACAGTTACCAAAACAGCACCCAAGCGCGCCAAGACTTGTATATGTTCGGCGCCAAATTGTTTATGGACTGTATAGCCGAAACGCTAAGTATGGGTAACGTTTTGCCCCGTGGTACGTACTGCAAATTCGAAATATCGGATTATTTAAGCGAAACCTATCTATCCGAATATGACACACCCGCAGAAGTTGAAGAAGTAGGAGTAATGCCAAATGCTTAAATTAGTTCAACAAGATTTAAAGATTGACGCAGCCGAACCTAACGGTATGCCACGCCGAACCCTTGCCGGTCTAGCGTTGCCGTACAACGTTGAGGCAACAGTAAACGACGGTACAAAAGTTATGTTTATGCCAGGCAGTTTAAACGCAAGCGACAAAATGCCAAAAATGTATTTAAACCATGACAGTACCAAGGCCGTAGGAATTGTTACAAGTTTGGTAGATACGCCAGGCGGCATGATGTACGAGGCTCGCATTAGCGAAACGGCTTTAGGCAACGAGGCGCTGGTATTGGCAGCCGACGGCGTACTAGACGCGGTAAGCGTTGGCGTAAACCCAACCCGTTTTAGTTACGACGAAAAAGGCACAATGATTATAGAAAGTGCCGATTTTCAAGAATTATCGCTAGTGCCCTACGGGGCTTTTGCAGGCGCGTCAGTAGACCGCGTAGCCGCGTCGCAGGGTATCCCACAAGACGAACAAGAAGTAGATAATATAGAAACCGAAACACCTAACGAGGAGTTAGACACCATGACACAGCCAACAGAAACCCCAGCCGTTATCGAAGCCGCGCCAATCGCGCCAATCGTTTACGCGCAACCGCGTAATTTTAAATTGCCTAGCGCTGGCGAATTTATCGCAGCGTCACTACAAGGTGGCAGCGTACTTGCAGAAATGAACGCAAAAATTCAAGCTGCAGCACCGGACATTACAGCCGACCCAAGTTTGCCAGGAATTTTGCCTGAAATCATAACGGGCAGCGTCTACGACTCACTTAACCCTATTAGGCCTTTCGTGTCGGCTATCGGAACTCTCGCTATGCCAGGTGCAGGCGCAACATTTCGCCGCCCGAAAATTACGGTACGGCCAGTAGTTGACGAACAGACACCGGAACTAGACCAACTAAACCCATCTACTGTTACCGTGTCGAACTCAAATGTCGACAAAAAAACTTTCGGTACTTTTGTCACAATGTCCGAACAGGCATTGGATTGGAGTGACCCCGCTTCAATCAACATCGTATTGAACCAGTTAGCAATCGCCTACGGACAGGCCACTAACACGTACGCGGTTACAGAGTGCCAAGGCGCAATTGTGCAAACTACATCAGTTGCCGACACGTCGGACCCTGCCGATTGGATTGCCGCAATTTACGAAGGCGCCCGCCAAATTTCATTGAACAGCAACTACCTACCTACGCACATGGTCGTAACACCTGGTACGTGGGCCGCGTTGGGTTCATTGGTTGACAGCACAGGCCGCCCAGTATTTCCACAAATTGGCGCTATGAACGCGCCAGGCCAGTTGTCCGCTGCAAATTGGAACGGCAACCCGCTAGGCCTTGTGTTGGTAGTTGACAAGGATACGCCAGGTTCATTTATGGGCCACGCAGCCGGGCCAGCCGCAGGCTTCGAATTTTACGAACAGCAAAAGGGCGCAATTTCTGTAGACGTACCTAGCACCTTGGGCCGCACTATTGCGTACCGTGGTTATGCAGCTACGTTTATGGCAGACGCTACAAAATTCGTTAAGTTCGTCTAACCGAAAGGCGGCCTAACCGCCATGACGCAGGTTTACCAAGTAGCGCATAAAACGCTATTAGACAACTACGCAGTTTTAGAAACGCTTACACCTAACGAAGTTTACGTAGGCGCGTCTATTGTTATTGCAGGCGTTGACGCAACTTTTAACGGTACATACACCGTTTACGACGTACCCGAATATTTGTTTATTGGCGTAGACGACGACGGCGATTTACTTTTTAATTATGAGGTGCCCGTACCGTTTCAAATTTTGTACGCAAAAACAGCGGCAGACGTTACGCGCACTACAGCAACGGGAACCGTAACGCTAGGTACAATTTCGTGCACGTGGGTTACAGCCGGACAGGTCGAGGACTGGTTGGGCATAGGCACAGCGTCGGCACTCGATACAACTTTTCTTACCCAATGCGCGGCAGCTAGTAACGCTTTTTGTTTTCAACGACGTTTAGAAAGCGGATACATAGACCAAAAAGCAACCAGCCCAAGCGACAGCGTTACCCTGGGAACTATCGCCTATGCGGGTTTCCTGTATCGACAACGTGGCGCGGTAACAGATTTTGCAAGTTTTGACGGCCTGCCCGCAGGTAACAGCGTCGGCCTGTCGCCAATGATTAAACAGTTGCTAGGTATTCCACGCCCGCAGGTTGCTTAAATGCCTGTTGCTTTTACAGACCTGTTTAACGAGGCGCTAGACGACCTAGCAGCGTCGCTAACGACCATTACAGGGCTACAGGTAGTAACAGACCCCCGAAACCTTGTACCGCCTTGTGCGTTCATAGACGCCCCTACGTTTACCGTGTATTCAAATAACGTCGTAGAAATGACTTTTCCAATACGCATAATTACCTTGGGGCCTGGCAACCTTGACGCGCAAAGGTCACTACTTAACTTGGCTAGCAAGGTCATTACTAAAAAAATTGGCGTAACCGACGGGCGCCCAACTATTGCGCTAATTGGCGGCAGCGAACTACCCGCCTACGATTTGACCATAACCCTACAAACCCAGGCAACCGCCTAAGATAGGTGCAACATGAAATACGAAATAGTTAGCCCCCGTATCGGTTGCCCTGGCGACACCTACGAACCAGTAGACGGCGTTAATGTCGACGCGCTGGTAGCAGGCGGTTTTATTATTCAATCCCCCACGACAGCGCCAAAAGGTGCTAAAACTAAGACAGACACAAACAAGGAGTAAACCTAATGGCTACTAGTACTTATTTATCATCGCCTAACGTCACCGTTAACAGCGTTTCGTTGCAAGACCAATGCCACGGACTTACTTTTACGCGCACTATTGAAGCCTTAGAAAGTACCGCTTTCGGTTCAGGTTCCCGCGTGTACGTGGCAGGCCTAGAAAACTCTACGTTGTCGCTTGACCTGTACCTATCGTTTGCAGCTTCAGAAACCTACGCAACGCTTAAATCGCTTGTGGGCACGTCTACTACTGTTTCGTGGTCGAGCAGCGCAACAAGCCCAGGCACCGCAACCAATCCAACTATGACCCTAACCGGGGCGTACCTTGAAGCCTTGCCGTACGAAATGGCCTTGGGCACCCTTGGCCAAATCTCGGTAGTTTTTACCGGAGGGGTTTACAGCGTTCTCGAAGTTTAATTAACCGCCTGAAAAGGCCCGACACAAAAGGCACATAATGAAACTTACGCTAAAAGTAGAAACAGCCGACACCGCCTATGAGGTGGTAACAAACCTGTACGTAATAATTTTATGGGAACGCAAATTTAAACGTAAAGCGTCCGACATGGCGCTAGGTATCGGCGTAGAGGACTTAGCCTTTATGGCATACGAAGCGTCAAAAATAAATAAAATTGTTGTACCCAGCGAATTTGACACGTTTGTTAAAGGCTTAACCAATATTGAAGTAGTCGATACCGAGACTGCAAACCCCACCTAAGGGGCACCCACGCGCGCCAGTTATGCGAACTACTGGTAGCAATTTCGTGGTGGCCCCCGTCTATACCTTTTGACATAGACGATTTGGCTACCGTCGTTGCTGTATTATCAGACAACAACAAGCAACGAAAGTAACCGCTATGGCCATATCAACAACAATGGATATTTACGGCGTTAAACAAGCGGTAGCAACCCTTAAAGAAATTGAACCCGAATACGCTAAAGAAATGCTAAAGAAAGTTAAACAAGCGGGCGACCCTGTTTTAGTAGCTGCACGTTCTTTAATCCCTACAAAACCACCGTTAAGCGGCATGGGGCGCGGCAACCTTATTAAAGGCCGTGAAGGTACCAAATGGTCTAGCGATATGGCTAGCGCCGGGTTTAAAATTATGACCAACCGCAGCGGCAAAAAAGAACGAAGCGTAAAGTTTAAATCGGGTGAGGTAGTCGACTTTAAAGCGCAGCCGTACCAGTTGTTAAGCCTTAGACAAAAAGACGCTGCAGGCGCTATTTGGGACCATGCAGGCGCTAAAACCCGTGGCGCGTTTGTACGCAACTTAGAGGTAGGCGGTTCATTTAATCCACGCGCTAGCGAACCTGCCGTAGACATAGCACGCCCAGCAGTCGAAGCCGTTGTAGTCGACATTATGGCCGAAGTTATGGCTATGACAAACCGAAAACTAGAGGTTAATTATGGCAATTAACATACCAATTATTACGTCGTTTAACGGCAAGGGCGCCGAAGCCGCAATAAAAGAATTTCAAAACCTAACTAAAGCGTCAGATAAAGCGGCGTTCGCTATAAACAAAATGGCTGTACCTGCAGCTATAGCGTTTGGCGCCATTGTTACAGGCGGTTTTAAAGCCGCACAAGCCGCAAGCGACTTTAACGAAACGGTCAGTAAATCAGGCGTCATTTTTGGTAAAGCGTCAACAGAAATAAAAGCGTTTGCAGATACAGCCGCACAAAGTTTAGGACTATCAAAACAAGCCGCGTTAGACGCGTCGGCAACTATGGGCATTTTTGGTAAATCTGCAGGTTTAGCCGGTACAGACCTATCCAACTTTTCTATCGAAATGGTCAAACTTTCGGGCGACCTGGCAAGTTTTCATAACGCTAACCCAGCCGACGTAGCCTTAGCCTTAGGCGCCGCATTACGTGGCGAAGCGGAACCTATACGCAAATTTGGCGTACTACTAAACGACGCAGCGGTAAAAGCCCAGGCTATGAAAATGGGCCTATATGACGGCACCGGTGCCCTAGACGCACAAGCAAAAGTACTTGCTACTCAAAAGATTATTTTGCAACAGACAAGCGACGCCCAAGGCGATTTTGCGCGCACGTCAGAGGGTGCAGCTAACCAACAACGCATACTAAAAGCCCAAGTAGACAACGCAAAAATATCTATTGGGCAAGCGTTCTTACCAATACTTGAAGCCGTGTTACCTGTATTGGTTACGTTTGCTACAGCCATTGGAAATAACACCGACGCGTTTATAGCGTTTGTTGCAGTTATCGGCACTATTTCAGGCGCAATAGTTCTGGCTAAAGCGGGCATGATGTTATATAAAGCGGCTGCCATTATTACAACAGGCGTTAATTTCGCGTTGGCTACATCGTTTACCGCCGTACAGGTTGCTACTGGTATTGGAATTATTGCCGTTGCTGCAGGCGTAGCGGCGTTTGCGTTATACACAAAAAAGATGAACGCAGCACGCAAAGAAAGCGATTTACTAAACCAACAAACGTTAACTACCGCGGGCACTATTGCCGGTACGGGCGCACTTATGGGGCCTAAAGGCTTTATAGGTCCAGAACTTACCGCCGACCAACTTAAAGAACGTATTGAGGCATTTAACAAAATTGAAAAGAGTACGGGGGCGGCTACTAAAGCAAACTACGACTACGCTAAATCGCTTAAAGAAGGATTACAAGAAGCGTTAAAAGACGCCAACAGCGCGTTAAACGACGCAAAAAAAGCGTTAACCGATTACGCCGAAACAGTAGCCCAAGGCTTAATGGACGCGTTCAGTTTTAAAGACGCTAAAGCCGCAGGCAAAGACACAGGCAAAGGGTTTTTATCCGGACTACGTGACCAAGTAAACGGCATTAAAGACTATTCAAACGACGTACAACACGCGTTAAACCTTGGGTTATCGCAAGACAGCCTTAAAGCCGTTTTAGCAGCTGGTAGCGAAGCGGGCGCGGCCATAGCAAAAGAACTAGTAAAAGGCGGCAAAACCGCGATAGACGAAACTAACGCCCTAGTTGATAGCGCAAACATGGCAGCCGAAAAGGTAGGTCTAAACGCAGCGACAGCCTGGTACCAGGTAGGCGTCGACAACGCACAAAAAACAGTTGACGGTTTACAAGCCGAAATAGACAAACTAACCCCAAAAATGATGAAACAAATGGACGCGTTAGCAAACAAACTGGCGCGCACAGTTGATATAACAGTACGGGTAAACGAAGTAGTAACACGCGTAACAAATAGCGTTAGTGCCCCCGTTGCCGCACCAATAAGCCAAGACGTACGGCGCCAATCTGCAGGCGATACCTACAACATAAACGTAGCGGGCGTTATGTCTAACGCACAAACAGGCGAAGAAATTGTAAACAATATTCGCGCATTTAACAGGGCTGCAGGCCCGGCAAATATAACTATCGCATAATGGCTACGTCAGTAATTGAAAGCGGCAGCTACGAACTGTTTATAGACACGGGTTTTATGCTTGACGCGTTTACCCTTGACGACGCAACGCGCGGCCTATTAAACGGCACCCAGTACGTGTTAGACGGCACGACAGAGTTTGCACCAATGCTTGAATACTCGACAAACGTAAACATTAAACGCGGGCGGCGTGACGTAGGCGACCAATTTAGCGCGGGCACAATGTCATTTAACCTTAACGACGACCTAGCCGGGGGCACGTTAAACCCGCTTTACTCATCTAGCCCATACGTAGACCCTGCAGGGCAATTTACCCTGGCACCGTTACGGCGCGTATCGTTTGGCAGATACAACAGCGTAGGCACGTTTATAACGTTGTTTGTAGGGCAGATAGTCAACTACGACTACACCTACGAACTGGGCGGACAAAACACGGTAAGCGTTTATTGTGCCGACGATTTTTATTTATTAGCCCAAACAGCGTTAGCCGAATTTAACGTATCCGAACAGTTATCGAGCGCCCGCCTATCGGCTGTATTAGACCTGCCTGAAGTTGCTTACCCGGCTTTAACACGTGACATTGAAACAGGCACTCAAACGTTGGGCGGGGCAGCTGCCTACACGGTTGCCGAAGGTACCAACGTAAAAGCGTATATAGACCAAATACAGGCAGCCGAACAGGGCCGTATTTTTATGTCGAGGACAGGCGATATAACTAGCCAACCGCGCATTGGTAATACGCTTTCAGGTAGTGTCGCAGACTTTCACGACGACGGAACAAACATACCGTATAACTCTTTAGGCATTATTTTTAACGCCGACCTAATAGTAAACAGGGCAAGTATTCAACACTTAGGCGCCACAAGCCCCGAGGTAGCCGACGACTTGGCAAGCCAGGCTAAGTACCTTATTCAAAATGTCAGCATTACTAACAGCCTTTTACACAACGACGCAAGCGCGCTTACCCTGGCAAACTATTTATTAGTTGGCGAACCTGCAGCCACGTTTAACGCTGTGCAAACCGACTACCTAATGCTTACAAACCCGCAACGGGAAACCTTGGCGCTAGTCGACATTGGCGACACTATTACGATTACCAACACAATTACAGGCGGCGAAGTAGCCCAAGAACTATCGGTAGAGGGCGTAGAAATATCCGTAAACGTAAACAACGGGCACCGCGTAACGTTCTACACAGCAAATACGGTAATCGTGTACCAGTTCATACTTAACGACCCAATTTACGGTAAGTTAGATATACAAGACCCGCAACCAGTTTTAGCCTAAAGTAGGAAATATGCCAAACGAACAAACTAGCGTACCGCTTTACGCAGCGTCGGAAGTTTTGACCGCCGAAAATATGAATATTTCGGCAGGTACGGGCGTACCAGTATTTGCTACAACGGTTACGCGCGATGCCGCTTTTGGTGGTGCAGGAGAAAAGGTACTTGCCGAGGGCCAACTATGCTATTTGTCTAGTACAAACGTCGTACAGCAATATAACGGTAGTTCGTGGGAAACTGTAGGGCCGACTACGGCAGCGTCCTACCAATACGCAGAAGTTTTAACGTTGCAAACTACAACGTCATCTACTTACACAGATTTAGCAACTGTTGGGCCGTCTATTACCGCTACCACTGGCACTACCGCATTAGTAACATTTACGGTCACTACAGACGCAACAACTTTGGGCGGAGACCAGGGATACGCATCAGTAGCGGTATCTGGTGCAACAACAGTCGCAGCAAGCGATAACTATTCAGTAGTAACAAGACTTGGCGGAAACTTCGTGACTATGTCACGCACATACGGCTTTACAGGTTTAACGGCTGGTTCCAATGTGTTTACTTTAAAATATAGAAACGCTTCAGGTGTTACTAGTCGATTTAGCAATAGGGGTTTAGTTGTATGGGGATTTTAGAAATTTATAGCGCGGCAGTCGCATTGGGTTACGCAGATATAAGCGTTGAACCTGACGGTACTGTTTGGCTAGGTGCAGATGACGCGCGCACATATTTAACAGACGCACAACAAAAAGCCGTAGTAACAAAAGCAACAAAATCGCAAACCGAAAAAGCCGCAGCGAAACAAGCCGTACTCGACAGGCTAGGAATAACAGCCGATGAAGCCGCGCTACTACTTGGCTAGTGTCGTGCTGGCACTTGTATTAACTGCTTGTGCTGACCGTTACCGCGAAAACTGCAACACCACCAAAGCCAACGGACTATTAGAAAGGCGTTGCCCATGAACCCTGACAAACGGTTGAGTAATGAACAGATTAAAGCCCGACTAATTCTTATCGTAGGAATTGGGCTTACCGCATCGTTCGTTATGGCTATTGGGTCTCTTATATTTGGGTTGCTATTTGTCGTACAACCAACAGAACAAAGCCCTAACGACGCCGAAGCATGGGGCGTGCTGTCGCCGATGCTTATGACCCTTGCAGGCGGCTTAATCGGTCTACTTGCAGGCAACGGCCTTAAAGACCGACCTAAAGACTCGACTAGTGGCACCCCAGCCCCTTAAACCTGTAGTAGTACCGCCAGTTAAAAAACTGGTATTACCTGCCACGCTGGGCCACGTCACGCCAGGCGAACTACCCGCCAATATGCTTATAGATATAAAGCCGTTCGGCAAACTGCACCCGCGCGCGGCTAACGCATACAACGCAATACGAACCGCCGCGTTTGCTGCAGGTATAAAACAATTCAAACCAATATCGCAAGGCGATACGTACAGGTCATTGGCGCAACAAACCGCAGGATTTTTACAGCGCTACACGTTGCAACCTATCGAGGGCGCTAGCACCCGAACATGGCAAGGCCGCAAGTATTACCTACGACCAGGCAACGCCCCACTAGCTGCACCGGGTAGCAGTCGCCATAACTTGGGTTTAGCAGTTGATTACGCAAACATGGCAGGCGAAACGTGGGCGTTTATGTGCGAACACGGCCCCGCTTACGGCTGGTCATTAGAGGTCATGCCTGCCGAACCTTGGCATTGGTTTTATTACCCAGGCGACAAAACCCCCGAACTTGTAAGCCTTTACCTACAAGGGCTTAGGCCAGTATCACCACCTAGCGCGTAAGCGTCTACTACGGTTTTAAGACCGACGAAAAAAGGGGTATTGCATGAACTTTCTACTAGCCAAAATCTTTACGGCTGTAACTATTAGCCTTGCAGGATTTGCGTTCGCCTACGACGCTTACAACGCGCCTAGCGCCCTGCCTGTAACGCCCCCCGTTACGGTCAGTTTGGCGCCTATACCTACAGCACCAACGACAACACAAGCGCCGTTAACAGACTGCCAATATGCGTTACAACTGGCCCAACAAGCGGGCTTTCCATTAACCGAAATGGGTACCGTTGCCCGCATTATTTACCGTGAAAGCGGCTGCAAGGTTGACGCGTTTAATGCTAAAGACACGGCAGGCGGCAGCTACGGCCTGTACCAAATAAACGGCTTTTGGTGCCGACCTAACAAGTATTGGCCTATCGGCTGGCTACAGGCAAAAGGCTTAGTAACAACTTGTACCGACCTATTCGACCCCGTAGTAAATACAAACTCCGCATTAGCCATATGGCATAATTCGGGGTACGGCCCTTGGGCGTTGCCTAACCCATGACCGATTACCCAATACCCGACCCAGGCCTAACAGAAAGCACCCGACAGATGTATACAGAAAAGTACGCCGAAACATTTAAAAATTTTGTAGACGAAGTATTTAGACCAAACTACGTACCGGCACCTAAGCCCGTTGACCACTCAATATTGTTAGACGAACTGGCACTACTGAAAGAAAAGTATTTAAACGGCACACCAAGCGACGAACACAAATTTGCTGCAGCTGTCATCACCGCCGCCATGGCCGTAATTATCGGTATATGAAATGCAACGCTTGCGGTCAAATACTTAAAGAAACACCGCACAAAACTAACCCAACTAAAAAGTTATACAGCCACAAAGACTTAAAAGCCTGCACCAAACGCAAACCACTAAAGGCCCCGACACCATGGCACAACTAGACGAAAGAGTAACAATCCGTTTAACCGGGCAAGACCGCCTAGAAATAAACCGTTTGTATCGACAACTAGAAAGCCAAACAAAACAACTACGCGCCCGCGACACGTTCACCCACGGCTACACCCCTAAAGCGTCGTTTACTGGTTTAGTAGCCGAATATGCGTTTGCTAAATGGTTCGGCGTCGACTTTCTAATAAAGCCTTACGACCCTACAAACGACGACGTACTGGGCTACCAAATTAAAGCAACTGAACGCTACAACGGTTGCCTAATTAAACAACCCCACAACCCCGCAGGCATATACATTTTGGGTATAGTTTTAAACGACTATACAGAGGTCAGTTTTAGAGGTTGGAAAGACAGCACCGAAATACAACGCGCCTGTTACTGGCGGGCAGACGTACCCAAACCCGGCTATTTTGTGCCACAAGCTGCATTATGGGCGCTATCAGACCTACCCGAAACCAACGAACTACAAACGCACCGCACTACAGGCGTGTGGTAACGTACAAACAAGTAAGTAAACCCGACTACAGAAAGATACCCGACATGAAAGAAAAATTAGAAATACCGCACACTCAACTACAAAAAGTTACGTTGCTAGTTGCTATGCACGATTACGAAACCGACCAGTTAGACGCTGGCGAATGGTTGTTAAATGTGCTAATGAATTGCGCTGGCAAAACAAACCCAAATTCGCATTACGGCGCAGAAGCATATTTAAAGGCAGCACAATTATTAAGCGTGCAAAATTGCGACGTGGTGGTATCCGATGGCCTTTAATCTCGATAACTACGTAGACGTACCAACCCGCCTAGCCGAAGCGTTAAAGCGCTGGCCCGATTTACGCATACAAGAAACCGACAACCAAGTAATAACAATGCCCGACGGCTCGACGTTTATACGTTGCACCGTAACCGTGTGGCGTGACATAGCAGACCCAATACCAGTAGTAGCAAGTGCAGCCGAACCGTTCCCAGGCAACACGCCTTACACAAAGCGAAGCGAATACATGGTAGGTATGACATCGGCTTTAGGGCGGGCCCTGGGCTATATGGGTTGCGGCGTTGCTAAATCTATTGCCAGCCGTAACGAAGTCGAAGCCCGGTTAGACGGCCACGAAGCCACCATAACGCCTATGCGTACACCTAAAGAGGGCGGCGTACACGCCAGTAGTAAACAACTTTACATGATTAAAGCGCTTGCTAAAGGTAAAGGGTTAGACGACCTGGCAGCGCTTGAAGCCATGCAATTATTGTTAGACGCCGACGACGTAATACTAGAAACCTTGACAATGGGCCAGGCGTCTAAAGTTATTGAAGCGTGGAAAGCATGAGTAGATACAACAGCAACTACGGAAGCCACGACCAACTACAAGACCTACGCAAACTAAACATGGGCCTACATCACGAACTAGACGCCATAAAACGTTTACTAGATGAAACCACTAAAGAGCTGCACCAAGCGCAAGACGAACTAACGCTAGCAATCGAGGCTTTAGTACGCGCGCGGGATATAAAACCATGAACCGTACAGCGTGGTTAGCAGTTGCCTTTATGGTGCTATGTGCCGTGTTATTGTCGCGCACCGATTAGATACAGAACTTACAACTGGCTAGTAGCAGTAGACCGTACGCCGTTCGCAGGGCGCGGGGTTAATCCATGGGAACATGGTTAGACCAACGCGCGTTAAAACTGATAGACGAAAGCAATAACGCCAAGCGTTGGGGCGGCCTGTAAACATAACCAGGCGTAATGCAAGGTAGACGGATTGAGGCAGCCCGTCGGGTAGAGCATTACATTATTAGGCTTTAAGAACAGCAACAAACATACCGATAACAAACCGACACAAAAGGATTAGCCCGACATGAAACTACACCGGCACAAACCGAGGGCAAGCGCGACAGCGCGCGCCAGTTGGGTAAGGTCATAACGTGGCAGCACATAACGGCAACGCAACCTACTTAGCAAACCGTAAACGATTACTAGCAGATAGTCCTATGTGTCATTGGTGCGGACAACGTGAAGCAACAGCAGCAGACCACCTAGTAGAACCAGGGCGCGGCGGTTCACACGAACTTGATAACTTGGTGCCCAGTTGCAAGCCGTGTAACAGCAGACGCGGGCAAGCATACGGCGTACATCTACAACGCGAACAGTCCGCAAACCCAACGCCCATAAGGAAAAAAGACGCAAACACTCACAGCGTTTTTTTCGACAACCCACTCCTGCC